ATCTTCATCTACTATTGAAGCAGAATAAAATTTATAAGGCTTTTGTGAAGTCTTTCCAGTACCTTCACGCAAATCAACACGTAAGAGAGTTACTTCGGCATTTTTATATATCATTTTTTTTTATTTAATTATTACTATTATTACTAATGTTAAAAATTCGATACCGACCTTTACCCAACCATTGTGTCATAAAAGTTTTATCCTGCAAAGGGGGGTTATCCACATCTATACCATAAAGATACTGCAACTCAACAACCATGGGAGACTTATCAACAACAGGACGAATAATATTACGAGAACAATGAAATGCTTTTTTAAAACCCAATCTTTTGTCCATAGAAGACTTCATCATATACTTTGCAAGATATGAAGAAATTTTTTCATTGTTATCTGTTAAATAACAGTCCACAAACCCTCGTCCCCATAAAGAGGCAACCAATCTGGTATGTCGTTCCTGTTCACATATATAGTCGGGTAAACCCCAAAAGAGAGTGTGGAAGTGAATAGCACCACGTTTTTGAAACTCTGGTACTGATATGTATCTAAATTCTTCTCCAAACTTATAGCGTAAAGCTCTGATAAAAGAGTTAAAGTCTTTGTATGCAATTGAGAGGTCATCTTGATTTTCGGCGTATGTACAAGTAACCAGAGCAGGTGGCGAAGACTGCTGTAAGTTAGCAAGAATGAGCCGTCTAAATACCAATCCCGAGCGTCTGATATTACTTTGTCTTTTTTGAACGACGTGTAATAACTTAACGCCTGTATCCTCAACCACACTCTGCAACTTAACTCTGCCCGAATTACGGGATTTTCCACTTCCATTATATCTGATATCTTTTTCATAAGTATAAAATTCTAAATTACTACCATATTTAATTGTCTTTTTGTATCCCATATGAAGTACAGAAGGCGTTAATCGGTATATCAGGATTAGCTTCAAGATACTTAGTCCAAATACCCAAACTACTAATAATAATAATTAAAATTACAAAACCCAGAAAAATACCAGATATTATTTTTTCTACAATATCCCCAATACTATACATAAAAAACATCCAATATGGAAACTTTTGTGGGTCTCCTTGCTCTAATTCATCATAAAATCTATTCCAGTTAAATTTTGTCATACAAGTTATCTTTTTAGTAATGTTAGCTATCTATCAAGTCCTATTATTTATCATTTTATGAGGCTCCGTCTCTCTCTTTGGGCTTTAATAGCCCAAAGAGAGACGTCGCCAAAAGTTGACATCTTTCTATAAAAGTAAGGTCATAAGCCTTCAAAAAGACCTTCTGAGACACAGGAACACCACCACGTAGATAGTGAGTATTAAATGCTTTAAAAGTCTTTCTATTCGCAATATAAAGACTTCTAGAGACAGGTGGATTATCTTCATCAACAGTTTCATTTTTCATATCTTGAAATTCCATAACTCTAAGTACCATAATCGGCCACGACAAGAGCTTCTTACACTTGAAGAATCTCGCAATGTTCCCACGAGCAGTAACGTGAACAGAAGTAGGCCTTTGCGTAATAATGACAATTCTTCTATTAAAATGCCCTGTGTGTAATAACCAGAGACGTAAGTCAAGGGCAAACTTGGTGCCAGTATATGAATCCAGTAACCACTGACCCTCGTCCCACACAATACAACAATCCGTAAGGGTAAGGAGATAAGCAATAAGTTCTTCTTTTGTTTTATATTTTTTTTCATCAACATAATGAAAATTCTTTTTATCAAATGTGTAAAATCTCTTTTTAAACAACAACCAATTCCAAAAAGTATGTTTTAAAGACTCTCTATCATCAAAAGAAAATTTACTTAAGTCTAAATTCAAATTACTATAAACAGGCACGCCATTCTCTAAAGAATCAAGCATAATTCTAACACCATGAGTAGTTTTACCATTACGTATATGTCCATATACCATATCAATAGTACCTTCTGGTGCACTAAAAGAACCTTCTAATTCTTTTTCGTCAACTTGTTTTCCAAACAATGCTATATCTTTCATATAAAAATTATAATGTTACCCTATGACCAAAAAATAATTTAACAATTAACAATGATATCTCAAATGCAAGATACCATAAAAAGAGTGTCCACACAATCTGAAGTGGGGGAAACTCTGCAAGAAAAGAATTCCAAAAACCAAAAGCAGAAACAAGATAAGAATCAACAAGGGGTATAGTTGTTATCTTTTGTCCAAAAGAAATTATATAGAAAAATCCATTTAAAATTGTAAGTATTACACCAAATAGAATTGATAATATCATATTTATTTTCTCTTAGAATTATTCCTTAACTTTTGTCTCTCTTCATATTCTTTCTCTGCCCTTGAACGACCAAAAGGAAGAGTAACTGTATCATTCATACCTAACAATCTTAAACAAACCCCAAGACCAAACACAAAATATACAAATCTATTCCAGTATACCTCAAAAGAAGAATAAAATGTAACACCTGTCTGTGTAGAAGTAGCTGTAGCAAGATATGAACCTTCACCCATCAATTTACCCCATGGAGATAAATTTATAGTAGAACCAGAAGAAGGAAATCCATTAGGTATTGTAAGAGATAAGGTAGGAAGAGTAGAAGTAGCCGTACCAGAAACTATTGCATAAAATCTAGTTACATATCCAAATGGAAAATAAGAAAGAAACCCATCTTTAGCTTCTGTAAACATAGTTCTAAACGCTTGAGGAGAAGGAACAATAATTCCTTTTAAACAACCTATAAGATTAAAATTAGAAACAGTACAAACATCAGCATTAAAACTACTACCAATTATATCAGTAGTGGTACCAAAAAGAATACCATTAGCTAATCCATTATCACCTGCGTCAATAGCTTCATCAAATTGAGTTTTTTCTCCAACTATAAATTGAGTAGTTGTTGATATAACAGTATTACCAGAAAACAATCCCCCAACTACCCATAAAGAAGACCAAAAAGTAGGAGACTTTATAGCATAAGTAGCAGTTACACGACCATCACGTACAAAATTAGTAGTCGTAGTTGAAACGTCATTATCACCAGTTGAAAGAGGTATACGTATTTCAGCAAAACCACCTGTTGAGCCAGTACCCCATGCACTATTCCAAGCGTCAAGAGCAGAACCACCTATATTTGAAACAGTGTCGTTTTGAAAAGTTATCGAAAGATATTGGTCAGAATTATAATCAGAATCATTTATATAAAGATGAGAACCTACAGTAACAGGAGTAGTACTAGAAACCGTATCACCATCTACAGGTGTAACATCAATAAAACGAGTAGAAGTATCTGGTGGTGCCGAAGTATAGTCTGTATCAATTACATAATACGGGATACTAACAGAAGCACCTTTAACTAAGATATTATTACCACCATTTATATTTTCAAAAAAATTAAAAGAATAGGGACACCATAAACCACCGCCTGTAAAAGGTGCTCCACATGTATCTGGCATAGCATAACCATTGGTTACACTAGGAGAACCATACCCACCTGATATTGCAAAATAAAAAGTTTTATAAAACACATTTGATGTACCATCACACGACACTTTATCGATATCATATGCACCTGTTGAAAGGTAAGGATATATTGTAGTACCTTGACCATTTGAAACATTAAGAGCATATTCACCACCAACACTACAACCATTCATATTAAGCTTTAATGTAATAGAACCCATATTCAAAGAACCACTGTTAACTGAATATGCTTTAAATTCATATGGCCCGCCTGTACCATTACCTGTCATCTGTGAACTATCATCAGTCTGTGAGAATATAACACTCGCAAATACCCGAGGTGCCGACGCCGTCGTGGCAAATACAAATACTCCTATAAAGAGGAGAAAATATGTGGATAACTTTGTTGATTGTGGTGATAACTTCATATATAATCAATGCTACATAAGAAACGTGCCCAATGTGGTGCGTTTTTTTAATTGGCTATGCCCTTCGTGAAAGACGTAAAGCTCCGTAGGCGATACCGATGATAACTCCAATAAGAGCAAGCACGAGAAGATATGGCCATACTGTCTGAAACGTATAAATCATGAAACTAATGCCTTGATTAAAGACAGTAGTCAAGAATGTTGTCAGTGTACTTGGTGATACTCCTGCACTAGCAAATATTGCTGTTGTAGTGGCGTCCATTTTGTTTGATTATTATTTTATTAAAGTATACGACTATTTACCTAGAGCTGATATGCTCTCAATCCCCCTCTATGCCCGCATTGTAAGTAAGCATTTATATGAGGGGGGTTGAGAAATTACCAGAAGACGTTTCCTAGGAAACGTAAAAAAAGATAGAGGCCTACGCCTAGTGCAAAAGCTGATAAGTATAAGATGAATCCGTCAGTTGTCATTATAAAAATTGTTTGTATCATGAGATTTTTGTGAAAAGTGTTTTTATTGTACCAAAGACGACGTCTAGTATTTTGTAGACTATAAAGAGCGGTATTGCGAAGCCCATGGCCCAAAGAACGTACCAGAATAGCATTAGTGATGATGTATATATCATTGTTTAGGTTTTATTATTGTATGATACAGGAGACTGCTGAACAATATTGTGAGTATTATTATGATAATGGCGAGGCCAAAAGTTAAGTTACCCACCTCTCCAAGGAGAGTGGGGTCAGAGGAAATGGTAGAAGTAGCAGTTACAGTACACTGAGTCGATGAAGCGTCTATAATTGTACAAATCCATTCTTGAGGCATAAAAGTTATTATCTTAATCTACGTCCTATTACTGGAAGACGATACATAAATCCCATGTGAGCGCCTTTATAAGGACGATATGTCATTTTATCAAAAAAAGAACCAACACGTGACGAACGCTTATAAAGAAAATTAGAAAATTTTGATGTTGTACCTACTGAACGAAATATACCCATATATTTTTTTTATTATTTTAATAATGTGACCAATCCCGTCTCCAAGATACCTAGAGACGGAGAAGAAACACTATTTAAGAGCTACTACTGTACCTGCAATATCAAATTTTTTCGGTGTAAATTGAATATCAATAGTTACAGACTCATTTTTTGTTTCCAACAATTTTTCCAAACCATCATCACCTAATTCCTTAATTAAAGAATCAGAAAGATTAAGTTGAAAAACCTTAGCATCTTCATCTACTATTGAAGCAGAATAAAATTTATAAGGCTTTTGTGAAGTCTTTCCAGTACCTTCACGCAAATCAACACGTAAGAGAGTTACTTCGGCATTTTTATATATCATTTTTTTT